ACAGCGCCGCTTTCATGTACTGAGCCTGGCGCGATAACAATCCCGCCCAGCCCTCTCACATCGATCTTTGCATTAGAATCGGTCGAGTTGCGGACCTCGAAAGAAGGCGCTTTGAAATAGAAGTGTCTGCCGCGACTAGTCTTAACCGATCGAGGCGTGTAGGTGAGGTTCGCCTTGACCCATATTTCTGCCTCGGCGGAGTCAGTATCGATAACAACGATCTGCCTTCCGGTAACGATCGCAAAGTTGCAGGATCGAAAGTTGGCGCTTTCAAACCAATACTCCACCAACTCGTCTGGTACATCGCGCTCTTGCCATTCCCGCCAACGGACCAGCGGCATTTTTTTTTCTCTGGAGGCAGGGACAATCGTTAGCCCCTCTTCAAAGAGCTCTCTTGCGTGATCGCGGATTTCCACGCTAGACATCAGCCAGGTCAGGTCTGATATCTGCCAAAGTTAGATCAGGGAACGCCGTCTTGATTTCAGCTATCCTTTCCGCTGGAATCCGATCTGCTCTGTACCACTTATAAACTGCTTGTTTACTGATCCCGAGCTTCGATGCCAAGTCGGTTTTTTTAACTACATTCCAGATCGGGAGGGCGCTCAAGTTGTTAACCTTTGGTTGTCAGAAAACCCATCATCAAGAAACAACCAAAGGTTTTCAAGAAATATTTCTCTTGATTAAGTCTGTAAACCTATGGTTCACTTCTAAATCAAACAACAAAGGAGGCAGGATCAATGGGTAAAACTAGAGTTCCATTTCACATAAGAATAAAAAGTCTGCGAGAATCGCGTGGCCTTTCTTATCGCGGAATGGCAGCGGAATTAAAGACAAAATACGGAATTGAAGTTAGCGCCACGGCGATTCAAAAATGGGAAATGGGTGAGCAGACTCGTTTGCCAGCAAGAAACAAGATCAGCGCGATTTGTCAGTTATTCAACGTCAGTCCAGCTTTCCTGCTCGACGAGCTCTTTGGCGTTGAAGTTGCTGCGACGAACGATCGCCTGGCGCTTTTTGCGGATATAGAAATGTTAAACGATCACGATTTTGATGCGCTGCTTCAAATCAAAAATAGCCTGGCGGCCAGGAGCTCGATCAAACTCGTGAAATGAAAAACCCTCTGAAATTAGACGTAGAGATGACGATGAATAGAAAAACCTTTGACAACGAAAATATCGATCCGAGAATTCAAGCCTTTGTTTCAGTCATGCTTGAAGAAATTTACGGCTTGGACGAGATTGAGCCGTGCTGGTTTGACGAGAAAACTTTGACGCTTCGACATCATCTATCGGCCAAAAGTTGTGGTGTCGATGGGAAAAAATGCTATGAACTCGGACAACATGCAACGAAAAATAGAGCGCCACCCGTTGCAGAAGATAAAAAATATAACTGGTTGACGTGTGAAATGGGTAATCGAATGTGGTGCGTTTTTAGAATCCGAGAGGAAGGCACAAAAATCGTCAGTCAATTCGATAAGCTCGTTCCAGAAACGCTTAAAAATGTGTGGCGGGAAGCGGCTATTGACAGGGACGCTTACATCAAAAAACCTTACGTTTTCAGCGTGAAGCTTGAGTCTGTAGGAAAAAAGATCGGCTGAATAAATCTTTATGACAACTAAAGGTTGTCACTAAACCCAAAGTGCATTAGGCTTTCTCCTTCAACTGAAGAGAGAGAGTCACATGGACGCACAAACGCTAGCTGACCATCCAGGTCAGAACGAACCAAGCCTCGACCATCTATTTGCGATGGCTCAAATCAAAAAGAACGAACTTACCCTAGCCCAGGCTGATTACGATCAAGCGTTGTTCGCGCTCGTCGCTGCAAGCAATCACGAAGAAGAAGGGTCAAAGACCTTCACGACTAACTCTGGTCAGAAGTATCAAATCATCAGAAAAGTTAATCGAAAGCTCGACGGCAAAAAGCTCCAGCTTATTCGCAGCCGCATTCCAGAAAATCTCCTGCCGCTCAAGGTTGAGGAAGTGCTCGACAAAAAGAAGCTTACTCATCTGATGAACAATGAGCCAGACACTTACCGACTACTAGCTCAAGCGATCATCGCAACGCCTGGCAAAGCGGCCATTCAATTTCTTAACAAAGAAAACTAGAGGGCAAGCCTAGTTTGAACGGCTTGGCGGGGTCGGTAGCTTTGTGGGTCGGCTTGCCCCTCTCTTGGCTCACAAAGCATCCGCCACCCACTAACTAAAAGAGAGAGAAAAGCATGGCAATAGATTTAAACAGCATTAGGAAAACAACAGACGATCGGCCTCCAATGGTCACGATCTACGGAACGAGCGGAGTCGGCAAGACCACAGCTTGTGCCATAAAAGATAGTGTTTGGATACAGACAGAACAGGGCGAGGGAATGCTTGAGCTAAACGCCTTCCCTTTAGCTAAGAGCTTGCAAGACGTTTTGGATGCCGTACAAAGCCTCATCGAGCATGAATCAGATTACAACCTCCTAGTCATCGACTCGCTTGATCATCTTGAACCCTTAATTTGGGACCAACTGTGCGTCGAAAACAAATGGCCTAACATCGAATCCGCTGGCTATGGCAAAGGTTATACCGTTGCAGTGAGCCTCTGGCGGGTTTTGTTAACGAAACTCGATGAACTGCGTACTAAAAGAAAGATAGCTATCGCCCTCATCGCTCACAGTCATTTGAGAAAAGAGCTTAATGGAGAGCATGGGGACATCGACAAGTACGATTTAAAAATCAATAAGAAGGCAAGCTCGTTGATTGTTGAAACCTGTGATGCAGTGTTCTTCGCCAAGCATGAAATCGTCGTGCGTAAGGAGGAAAAGAACTTTGGAGGGTCAAGACTCAAAGGGACTGCGACCGGCAATCGAATAATGGCGACAGCCGAAACTCCTCATTTCGTAGCGAAGAATCGATTCAATCTACCGGAGGAAATTCCTCTGGATTGGATGGCATTCGCGAAGGCAAAGAAAGCGGCGAAAGCTAAATTAAACCAACCAAAGAAGGAAGCATAAAGAATGAGTGATTTCAGTTTTACGGCGGAAGATGTCCAAGACGATCTTCAATCCGATTTTTACGAAGAGCCCGTTCCCGCTGGGGACTACAAGGTTCAGATTAAAGACACGCGCTACGCAGCAAACAAAGCTGGCACAGGCCACTGGCTGATGGTTTCGTTTGAGATTATTAGCAACGGCAAGCAAAAAGGGAAAGACGTTGCAAACTTTTTCAATGTCGATCACCCGAATGCAACCGCTATGGAGATCAGTAAGCGCGACCTGTCTCGCATGATGAACGCAATCAACATGAAAGAGTTTACCGACTATGAGCAGCTATTAGGTCACAAGCTGCAAATTAAGATTGACGTAAAGAACGAGCGGAACGAAGTAAAGAACTACTACGCTTTTCCTAATGACGAGCCCCTAGTCACAGCCGACGAGCTTGCGACCGACGATATGGAAGAGCCTCCCTTTTGAGCAATATCACAACGCTTGAGGCCATCGACGCAGCGATTGAGAAAGCCAATCCTGCGTCCTTGGGGCGTACCTATCTCGGCGGATCGCAGCTTGGCGACGAGTGCGAGAGGAAACTCTGGTATTCATTTTCCTGGGCAAGCGAAAATTCTTTTGAGCCCAGAACTCTCCGCATCTTCGATCGAGGTCACAGAGAAGAGCCATCGTTAATCGGTTATCTGGAAGCTGCCGGGATCGAGGTTAAAGACCTGGATCCGAAGACCAAAGAGCAGTTCGCTGTCAGCTTCGCTAGGGGCCACGGCGGAGGTCATTTCGACGGGATCATGAGAGGACTTCCCGAAGCCCCGGACGAGTGGCACATCGCAGAATTTAAAACATCAAAAAATGTTAGATTTAAAGAATTAATCCTCAAAGATAGTAAGACAAAAAAGACAAGAGGCGTGGAGGTTGTAAAGCCTGTCCACTTCGCGCAGATGCAAATTTACATGCACCTTGCAGATATTAAGTGGGCGGCTTACATCGTCGTAAACAAAGACGATGACAATCTGTATTTCGAGCGCGTCCCATACAACGAGACAGTCGCTCTTCAGCTATTAGCAAAAGCAGATCGCATCATCGGCAGCGACCGCCCCCTGGCTGGCATTAGCAAAGACCCCTCTTTCTTCAAATGTAAATGGTGCGACTACCAGCCTGTCTGCCAGCTTGAGAAACCTCCAGCCGTCAATTGTCGAACGTGCGCTCACGTAAGCGTTGAGGACAAAGGCAAGTGGAGTTGCGCTACCTGGAACAAACAAATCCCAGACGATTTCATGCGTAAGGGCTGCGACAAACATCTGTTCAATCCGAACCTGGTTGAAGATTGGGCGGAGCCGATCGATGCGGAAACCGATTTCGTGCGATACGTTAATAAAAAGACCGGGTCTGAATTTGTAAATGGTCCAGGCGGATATAGCAGCGCAGAGATCAGCGCCAGTAAGGACGTTGCAATGATCGGTAGCCCAGAGATCGATGCGCTCAAAGAGCAGATGGACGGGACGCTAGTCGGATGAGATTAAAAATCGAGATTGAGTTCGATGACCAGGACTGCGACGAGCAACTGACCTTGGTCGCTTGGGAGATTAAACAATTGCTAGAGCAGCTTCGGGAGATGAATGAAAAAGGTCAAATGGAAAACTCATCCGATTCCGATCCCGAATTGCATTAGTTGTGATCATTTTTTCCTGGGCTATTGCAGCTTCTACAAAAAAGCGCCGCCCGTCGAGTTCACAAGAACGACAAACGAATGTATTAGATTTGAGGAGCAGTACGCATGGGTAGACCCGCAGAAGAAATGAAGGCAGTTGGCAGGGCTGAGATTCTTGACACTGCGAAACAGTACGTCACAAAAGATCGTCAGTCCACCCACGGGAAACCAGAAGATAGCTTTGGCAGGATTAGCGAATACTGGAGCGCACACCTAAAACGAGAGGTGACGAGACAAGACGTTGCCGTGATGATGACGTTGTTGAAGGTTGCCCGGCTCGATGCAAACCCAGACAACCCAGATAACTGGATTGACGCTTGTGGATACCTTGCTTGCGGCGGAGAGATGGCGACCAGCCCTGATGCGGTAGAAGAAACAGAAGCAGCCGAATGGCGAACATTTAGAACCTTCAACAATAATTTCAAGGATTGATATGAGACTAATCAACGAAAGACGCTGGGGCGACAACCCCTCCCCTTTTTACCAGAGAATCAATTGGCCTGTCGCGCTGGTTGTAACGATCATCATTGCAGGAGTCACTAATGCCCTTATCAACTGATCGTCAAGCAGAAGAACGGAAGATGAAGAGGATGAGAGAGAACAACGTCTGGTTGAAAAAAGCCTGGTTGCCAAACGTAAGGGTTGCGCTTGAGGCGAAGCCGCATTATTTCGGGAGATAAGATGAATTTAATTACGATAAAGCAAGCAGCCGAAAAGCTAGGCGTAAGCACCCGGCAAGTAGATCGCTGGGTTTCTGGCGACGAGTCGTTCCCGACTAAAAGAAAGCCCTATGGCCGACGATCTTATTTCATTGAATCGGAAGTCGATCAGTGGCTGGAGAATGCCATATCACTAAATGCGAAATCTTCGTAGGTCTGAAGTAGTTTTCTACGCCTCTCGAAAAGCTTTGATCTCATATAAGACGCGAACGTGTAGTCTTTCAGCTTATGACCTAGCTGCATCTCTCCTATAATGAAGTCTTCATGCCTATGTTCCGCATTCCAATCTACGAAAGTTGATCTAAAGCCATGCATGGTGATTCTTTGGTTTTCCTTATCGACGCGAGAAAACGTATCTAAAGATTTGTCGCAAGCCTGACTTGACATAAATTTAGATCGCCCTGTTTTAGTTTTGTGGGTTTGTTCAGTATTAGGAAACAATCGATCGCCTGATGAAGACTCTCTTCGTTCTTGCATAAACCATAGAAGTTTTTTTGGAAGAGGAACCTTGTGCATTCGGATTTTTCTGTTAGTTGTTCCCTTCCGAACAGGAAGCATCCAATGCCCATCCTGCAAGTCAAAGTCTTTCCAGAGAGCTTCTCTCGCGTCCCGCTGTCGTACCTGAGTTAGCGAAATCAATTTGAGGGCATCGTAGGAGGCTTCCTTTTTCTCCCACAACTCCGACATGAAGCCTGGTAATTCATCATGTGGTAATGCTGCGAAATGCTCTACTTCGCCATCCCATTTCGGTAAGCCATGTTCAAGAAAGTTTTTAAACTGAGCAGGGTTTTTTTTGTCAGTATATTTCTTGAATTGTGCATAACCGATAATTGCCGAAATCCTAGACCTAACTCGTTTTGCAGTCTCATGTTTCTCCATCCAAATCGGGGTAAGGATTTCCATGATGTGATCTTCGGTGATTGCTTCAATTTCTTTTTTACCGATTACAGGAAAGACGTAATCTCGTAACGATTGCTCCCACTGGTTCTGCGTTTTTCCCTCGTCCTTCCACTCAGATAATTTTTTGACGCGAATATATTCTTCAACAACGGACTTAAAGGTTCTTTGTTTTCCTTCTTCGGCTACTAGGCTGTCTGCAATTTTTTGCTTGGCTTCTCTAATTACTACTTGGGGAGCTACTGAGGCAGACAGTAATTCGATAGCTTTCTGCTTCGCTTCCGTGGGTGACATTCTTGGGTAGCTGCCTATATAAATCCAAGGACGCTTACCATCGACTGTTGGCCGGATGTACCACTGCTTCCTATTTTTTTCGACAGAAATATAAAGCCTGTCACCGACACGGTGATTACCCAATTTTTGTATATTTTTTATTTGAATGTTGCTAAGAGACTTCGGCATAAAGCACTACCTTTTGCACTACCAATTGAAGTCCCATTATGTCGCAGTGAGTCTCATTGAGTCAATAAGGGGTTGTCTAACATGTTGTTTTTATTGGCTTTAGTCTTGGGCAGTCTTGAAGGTTATATTCCCGTCCCGACCTCCACGCACCCCCTACAGCCCTTTAGAATCAAAGGGGTAGGGTTTTAAGAAGGGTAAAGCACTACCAATAGCACTACCAACTGTTTTCGCAGTGGTTTTTACCGCACTATCTCTCGCTGCTCTTCGGTAAGATTCATAAGCTCATCATCGTTAAGAATCGCCGTAGCTGTTGACGGTAATACAGGTCCAGTTCTTCTTGGCGTTCCCTGGTAGCCTTGTGAACTAGGGATGCTCAACCTCGCTCTAACATCACTGCCCAGTGTCATGCCGACCCCCGGTATCCTCATCAAAAAGGTTTCTGCCATATTGCCGCGAAGAGCAAACATCGTTGCTATGTTTTTAGCTATATCGCCAAGCCTAGTGACGTTAATGATTCCGCTGTTTGAATTGTTCCTGGCAGTATTGTTTGCCATGTCAGCCACTCGACCAAACTGCCTGATCATATCGACTTGTTCTTTCGGGAACGCAGCGTTCAAAACGGCAGAATTTTCTCTGATCATCTTCTCAATGCCTGATCGAAATTTAGCACCAGACAAAGCATTGTTTGGCATCCGCCCTGCATCGACCATGCGAATAAACAATTCTTGCTTGAGCAGATTGAAATCCGACTCTGGCAAGAGCTTTTTCATTTTTAAGATATCTCTCTGTAACTCTCTTTTTGTTGAGAATCCCAAATTTGAAACATTAAAAATGTAGTTAGCGGCATCGGCAGGAGCAACGATTAGCTCAACACCGTCATCCAATGCTCCTGGTCTTGTCTGCGTAATACGATCAACAAGGTCTTTGCTTTTCCACGTTCTAGCAAAGTCTTTGTATTTGTCTGTTGCCTCTTTCCAAGAAGCAACCGCTGCCGGGTTACCAGAGATCAGATCATTTTGCATCGCTTGCTCGAAATGATCGTCAAACATTTTTTTCATGTTGCCGCGAGCGACTGAATCTGGAGTCCCAAAGGCTCCGCTGCCTAACTTCTGCCTCCATAGCATTAATTCGTTAACAGTCGCAGGAGAATCCCCGCCCACTAAAGCTCTGAAATCGTTTAAAAGCTCTGATGCCCCACCACCTACATCACTTCTTGCAAAATTAGAGTTTAAATAACTCTCCATCGAATCAGCAAAAGCATTTAATATTGTTGGACTTTGAGCTCCAGGGTCCGAAGGGTATATTAAAGATTCGGGAGGACGATCATTAAACCTTGCGTCAGCGCCTTCAGTCTTTGCGGTGTCGTATAAATCTTCGACCTCGTCCTTTGCTTGCCTCCTTTGACCTGACAAGGTTTGTTGGACTGATGCTGCCCCTTCGCCTCGATTAACGATTGGGCTATCCCCCGCAATTAATCGTTGCATCTCTGTCAGGTTATCCTCCAGAGCCTCCCCGGTTAAATTATCGAAATCGTTCAATCCAGTAGCAGCTTCCTGACCAAAAACGCCTTTTCTCATCTGGTCTTCGTAAAGCTGATCGCCTGGTTGACCACTGATCGATCCGCGAGTCATAGGCACATTAGGACCGGGCAGTGTATTCGCATCTGCTAATCTTGCGGCTTCTAAAGCGTCAAATGTTTCGCCGCCAGTGACTCGTCTAAACAAATCATCTCGCCATGCCTGGGTAGTCTCTTCCCATGCAACGCCATACTCTCTTAGTATCCTCTGTATTTTTTCGGTTGGGTTTCCAAACCGATCAATGACTTTTCCTCCAGTATCTTGCAGATATTTTTTAATCGGAGGAGCTATGATCGGCAACATATCAAAGAGCCCTACAGCCCCTGCTTCCATAGCGCCTTCAGTCAACGCTCGACCAACATCGACACTTCCTTCTCCCAACACTGCTTCCGGGATAGAATCTCCAGAAGCAATATTGCTGGTCACATCTCGCCCCACGCTCCCAGTACCGCCAGCGAGAGAACCTTTAAACATATTATTCATCAGACCTATACCAGCCTTACCCATACCAAGCAGCTTTCCAGGACCAGCGACAGACAAGGCTTCACCCGCAGTCATTGTCACATCGCCCATATCCGCTCCAGGACGATTTAAATAGGCTTGCGTTTGCTCTCCGGTCGAGGGATGCGTAAAGCTAGTATAAGTCAGTCCGTTGTTATCAGCGCCGAACACTGCGTTAGGATCGACCCTCTTGACCGCTGCTTTCTGCTTTTCGGGGTCGTTGCTGCTGAACATCATTGCAACGACTGATCTTTGAGCTTCAGGAACATTTAAGATCGTTTCTCTAAATCCAGGCAACTCAAGTTCGTTCCAGTTATCTCCAATCGCAGCCTCTCGCGCTCGCTCCATCATTGTTAATTCAGCGAAGTTGCTTGCTTTTGTACTATCTCCGCCCAAAAACTTACCGACAAATGATCCTTTTTTTGGAGATTCTAATTCGTAAATTTTGCCTATCTTAAATTGAGACATTTAAACTCCTATCCATCCGTAACTATATTCGCGGAAGTATTCTTTGGTCTAAGCATTGCTTCAGCTTCCTTTATCATTTGATCGAACATATTTGAACCTCTAAAAGTTTCTAAGAGATGATCTTCTATGCCATCAAAAGTATTTTGACGTTTATAGAATCTGTCTTGCTCTTGCCGCATATCGATCTTTCTTTCTTCCATCAGCACCATAGCTTGAACAATTAGCGCGTTAGCTTCGGGAGAATTGCCTAGCCTTGGAACCATCTCAACCAAGAAACTTCTATCGCTATCAGACATCGAACCAGGCATACCTCCGCCGTCCGCAGTGCTTCTTCCCGCAATAGCAAGTTTGTTGCTTAACACCTTAAACATTGCTTCGTTAGCTTGATCGCCTTCAAACGTGAAACCTAAATCAGTTAAAGCATCTCTCACCACCATTCTCGGAGGAGCAAAATAACCTTGATCAGTCTTGCTGCTTGCGATTATTGATTCAAGATTGTAAAGATTAGGCAGAGCGTTAGCGGCTGAAATTCCTGCATTGTAAATGCTAGTTGTAAATCCTCCGGTTCTTTCTCTTCTCAGATTCTCAAAGTAATTACTTGATACAACATCCACTGCCGCTTGATCTTCTGCTTTTTTAGCAGCGCCTTTTCCTCTTGCCATGTATTCTTGAAAAGAAAGTAATGTTTCTCCCGGTTTTATAATACTTTTATATCGAAGGTAAGCATCTCTATCGGCAGAAGGGCTGCTGATAACAGTTTGAGCGTTAGTCAAAGGATTTATTTGAGTTTTAACGCCAAACTGATCCGTCTGCACTGGACCTTGTATTTCGGTAACGAGTTTCTCTAACGCTTCGCCGCTTAACCTCTTTATCGTCTCGCTTTGTTTCGGAAACTGTCTCATTAAATCTTGACGTAAACCATCGGCCCGGCTCCGATCAACATAATCTTCGGCTACGCCTCTGCGATAAACATCCATTTTACGAAGATCATCATTACCTCTGTAAGTTGGAGCCAGCCCAAGGGCTTGCTTTGTTCCAAGAAAAAGATTGTTAACAAGATTCTTTATCGGCTTACCACTCTCATAAGTAACCGGAGCTTCAAGTTGTAATGGGTCTGCTGAAAGAATACTTTGTGCTGCCGTCAGCATTGGATCACCTTGCGGCGCTGGAGGCGTTAGGCTTTGATAGTATTCAGAATTTGGATTTAGGTACTCATCCAAAAGCTCTTGCTGATTGATGTTTAGGTTTAAAGCCATCTTAATAGCCTCCGCTCAAAACTTGTTGTGCGCTGTTCAAAAAATTAGGCATCTGATTAATTTTAAAGCCAGGAGACTGCTGCATTGGGAAAGGCATCCCTGGCAACTCTGGTATGCCGACCGGCGACGAGGTCGTTAAAAATGAGGGGTTGTCCTCAAGAAACTTACCTAATGCGTCAGGGTCTTCACTCGATATCGCCTTCATAAAATCAGCACTGCCGCCCAAAGTTTGCGACACGCCCTCAAGAGGATTTCGCAAAAAGTCCATAGAAGCTCCCATGCCGCCCTGGGCTGAATCAACTGCTGCCGATCCCATATTCCCTAACATATCGAAGAGCCCCATTTAATTACCCCCCGGCAAGCCAACATTAAAGCCGCTGCTTGATGATGATCCGACTGTTCCGCTAGGAAGCAAGCCAGCCCCGGCCCGTAGGAGATCAAACATTTTAAAGGGGTACTCTTGTTCTTGCTGATAACGCTGATACTGATCATCCATAATTCTCTGAGCTTGCTGCTGCTGGAAGGAACCAACGCCAAAGATGTTTTGTGCGTCCTGGTTCGCGAAGTCTCGGTAGTCTTGACCTAACCCCTGCATTGCCCGACCCGCTTGTAGTTGTTGCTGCATCCCTTGGAGCCCAGCATTTTGATTTTGTATTCCCGCTCTAAGCCTCGCGTCTTGGTTGGCTCGTTGTGCTGCAAAATTCGTATCCTGATTTCCTTGAGCGGCTTGAAGTCTAGCTGCTTGGTTTGCTCGTTGAGCGTCAAAATTTACTCGCTGATTCAATTGCTGCTGTTGCATCGCAGAATTTTGATTTTGTTGGCCTGTCTGAAATCCCATATTTTGGTTTTGGACTTGGCTTCTTAAATTTGCATCCTGATTTGATCGCTGCATCGCCATATTATTTGCAGCATTATTTTGCGAGTTTGAAATATCCGCTGCTTGATTAGCCCGCTGCATTTGCAAATTGTTTGAAGCATTCGCCTGGCTTTGTGTTAAGTCTCTGGCTTGGTTTGCCTGTTGCCGATTGAATTCGTTGCCGATATTGAATTGCCCGGTTTGCGAGTTTGAGGCTTGATTACTCTGCTGTCCGGTCAGGTTGCGAGAGATATCGCCTTCGGCTCTTCTTGCAGCCGATTCATATCCGCCCTGCCGTAATTGGCCTACTTGCCTGGCAGTCGCCTCTAATGCGTTTCTATCAGTCTCCGCTCGTTGGATCGCTTGTCGATCTCCGCCAAAGGCTCCTGCTGCAACTGCTGATGCATTGTTTTGGCCTTGCTGCATCTGACGAGCTCGATCGATATCCCCGATCGTTTGGTTAACAACCTGGTCCTCGTACTGATTGAGATAAGGATTTAAATTAGTGTTTGAAAACCTTTCAGCGTTTACTTGATCTGATCCAAGCAGCGCCATCGGGCTGATTGATTGTCCTGCAACCCCAGGGGTATTTGAAACATCCCGTGAGCTAGATAAAGGCACGTTAGAAATATTGTTCGCCATGACGTTGGGTTGAGCTCCCATCGCAGCAACATTAATATCCCTATGCCCGATCCCTTGAGCTCTTACATCTCGATGCCCAATTCCTTGAGCATTGACCTGGTTAGGATTATAGCTTCCAGACCTACTAAAGATGGCCCTGGCATCATTGAGCTCGCTGTTGCCTAGCTGCCCCCTCGCATTGGTCAGCGTCTGATTTAAGCCCTCCTGCTGAAAGGGAGACATAGGAGCGACTCGTGCGGCTTCGTAAGGCTTAAACTCTAGGTTGTTATAGAGTCGCTGACCTTCGCCAAATACAGACAATAGAGCCGCTTTTAACTGCGGATCAAAACCCTGGCTGGACTCGCTTTTGTTTTTGCCGAAACCCATTGTCCTTCTCCTTTATCTGTAATAATTCGGATTTAAAAGTGTGCTGCCAAACACATTTTGATTCGGCAAAAAAGATGGGTTGTAATTACTTCCACCACCACCTCCGCTGTTTGGAAGAAAAGAGGGGTTGTAGCCGCCTCTATTTCCCGACGCTGAATAGCTCGATCCCCCAAACGGGTTGGAGTAAATCTGGCTTCCAAGAGCAGCCCTAGCTGCTGGGGACATTCCAGCAAGCGGATCGTTAGGATCGGCGGCAGGAGCTTCTTTCGGAGCTTCTTTCACAGGCGCTGGTGGAGGTGCGTAGTTATTGCCTCCACTGCTGGGATAAGTTTGGTAATAGCCAGACAACGGCTGGTTAACCATGTTTCCAGAACCGTAAAAATCTTGTTGCGGGTTATACCTCGCTGGAGCCGCTGCTGCTGACGATCCGTTGCCGCCCATCATTCCGCCTCTACTAGAACCCTGGGGCATTGCTTCAACTTCTCCGCCTCCTTTTCCGCCCCCGCCTTTAGCTGAACCGCCGCCTTTTCCACTACCCATTTTCTTTCTCCTTTACTTTTTTCGCTAACGTCACATGACTTAGTTCGTAACCGATATCTGCTAATGCTTTAATCCAGCCGCGCCTACCCGATAACGAGATGTAATCCGCGCCGATCTCCTGACATAAAAATTCCAGCGTTGAGTCGATTGATTTTATTTCTTCCAAATCGCCGCCAGCTAAAAATATGTGCAAGGTTTTAAGATTCGGATAATTGATAACCTCAGTCACCAAGCAGCTTTTTTCCATCGGCCAAAACTGCATGACCTCGTTCTGGACTGCATCGACAATGTTTTGGAAAGTATGAGAGCCTCCGCTGTGATTTAAAGCCTCAACGAGCATCTTTCGATAAGGCAACATTGCTTCCAGGGGAGTATCTGCTTTTA